GGATTCCATTTGGGAATACTTTTTGTGTGATGGTAAAGGTCTTTTTTATATTCGACCTACTAAACAAAGCTATCGTCTCTATTATTTCCGTGAGCATGAGTATCGTGCTTACTACAACGTGGACGGTGAGTTAGATGAAGTGGTGATTATCTACAGTTATAAGGTTCGGCGTGGCAATGGTTTTGGTGATCAGCTAAACACATCATCTATTTCTGGAACACAAAGTACATATAATCCCGGATCAAAACGTTATATTCGTCTTTCAATTAAAGCCAAACAAATTGAAGAAACTCATTCCGATGCGGAAATGAATTTCGACATGCCTACTTATGCTTTGACTGGAAATACTAAACAGTTAAAAAACAGTCTTGGCTTTATTCCTTGTGTCGAGATCCTTAATAATCCACAGGGATTTTCTAACGAGGGCATTGGTGATTTTGATGCAATGGCTAATCACATCTGTACGCACGACGATTTGATGCGTACAATGCGAAAAAATATCACCTTTTTTGGTAATCCTACATTGCTCTCATCTCGTCCCAAAACGGACTTAATGGAAGCAGGGGGAGATTCTGTTGTACAACGTCCTTCCATTGCAGCTAATTCTGGTTTCACAAGTCCTTCTGCACTAAGCCGTTCTACTTTTAAAGCAGATCCAGTCAGTCGTGGTGTTGATGGTCAAATTCGTGTGCCACGGGTGATTGCAAACCTGGAACCAAACGACCGAGTTGGTTATATCGTTCCGGACGCTATTACAGGAGATCAAAATGCATTTGCCCGTCAGTATCGAGAAGAAATCCGAACAGCATTAGGCGGTGTTGACGAGCTTTCGATTTCGGCTGGTGTGACAGCAACGGAATATAAATCTTTGTTTGGACGGGTTGCTGCAACATCGAAGAAAAAAGCAAACGCAATTTATACCCATGGCATTTGTCGTTGTCTTGAGTTAATTATTTATCAAGAAGAGCAGTTGTTTAAAAATACATTAGCTATGGCTGCTGGTCTTGAGAAACCAGTTGATTTAAATGAAGGCGCTTCTCCAGAAGAAGAGGTTGCCTATCAAGAAGCAATGGATAAATATAACAATATGCTCAAGCAACTTATGATGGCTTGTGTCGAAACTCAGCAAATTCCCCCTAAAGTAATGGGGTTAATTCCTGATGGTGATGTTACGGTCCTTTGGCGTTGGATGGGGCCTGTTTCTGAAGACTCCACCCAAGATATCCTAAATAACTCCATTGTGGTACGAACCCTTCAGGAATTAGGTGTTGATAGCATTGAAGCACTGAAGTACCTCTTTCCGTCTAAAACGGACGAGGAACGGGCCGAGATGTTATCTGGGTTCCCATTCAGGATGGTGAACGAATTGCAGAGTGCATACTCTCAATTTGCTCGCTTGGTGGGGGGCATGATGCAGACTCCTCACCCGCAAGCACCGGATCTTCCGATGGCTGCGGATCCACGATTGGATTTAACTCCATATCTGTATCGAACATTAGAAGCCTTACAAAAGGAGATGAGTTATGCAGGACGCTACCGTCCAATCGATCCCACAGACGAGCCCATCACCAGTGGCGGTGGCTCCAAGCAGCTACGTGGTTCCGGCAGCAGCTCCGGTACCTCAAGCTCCGGTGGGGACACCAATTCAGTACCAGGTGGGTACCAGCTACCCCCAAGCGGTGCCACAGGCAATCCCCAGTTACCAATCAGCCCCTACGCAATACGCCCCCCAATCCCAACAGGAAGCGGCCAGCAATCCCTGGGAGTCGGCGTTCAACAAGGTGGTGAATCTGCTGAGCAGTCCAGTTCAATCCCCGTTCCAGGGTCAATCGTCAGCGACGACTCAGTACGCTCCAGCCAATTACGGTCAGCAGTACAGCAACCCAGCTACGCAACAATCGGTTCAGCAGACCTGGTCACCCAACCAGGTTTACTCGCCCAACTCTTCCCCAATTTCCTCGACAATCTCATCGGCCCTCAACGGCCTGGAGCCAACGACGGAAGTGCAGAACGCAATCGCGGATTATCTGCATCTAAGTCCAGAAAGTCGAAACGTAGTTAATGCATACGGTTGGGATGCGCCAGCAATTTTAAATAATTATGGTCTTCAATTGGAGGCCATGTTAGACAGTGCTGTTGCCTGGGGCAAAGAAGCACAAAATGTATTACATCGTTACGCTAATTTTGCGGTCGGTGAGCATCAAGAAAATCTGGCTTATAACGAAATCCTGACCAATCCAGATGTTCTCAGCGATTATACGTTGAAGTTCTTTGGTCCTGAAGGTCCTTACCCTGTGTATGAGGATGAGTCTCAGCTGGAAACCCGTGGTTATCCAACTGAAACTATTCAAAATTACATGGGTAATTTCCCTGCTCCTCCAGCTGCAGCTGCTCCCCAACAGCCTGAAAACTTCTGGGGCAGCTTCAAGCAACAAATGGATGTGGACCCGGCACAAGCTTGGCGTATCCTGAATCAAGCTCAGCCTCAAGTCGTTGCAAACAAACTGTTTGTAATGGAGTAAGGCCATGCGTGGTCGTCTTAAGTATGGCGTACCTATTGTTGCTGGCTTAGCCACTGGTGGGTACGCCCTTTCTCAAGGTGAAGATCCAGGATCTGCTGCACTTGCTGCTGGTGCTGGTGCCCTTGGTGGAGATGCAGGTTTACTTGGGGCACGTCTAGCAGGTAAATATATGGCGCCTGAGTTGGCGCAAGCTGCACAAGGTTTTGTGAATCCTGAACTTATTGGCGGGATTCAAAGAACAGTTGCAAATCTTGCCACCGGTCCCAAAGGTGGTTTACGTAGAAACGTTGCAGCAGGTATGGTCAAAACTGGACGCAATATTGCCAATCAAGCTAAAGCCGGAAGTGCCCCTGTTCTTTTGGGGGGTACTGTACCTGGTTCTGGCTTTGAGCGTAATATTCAAAAGGGTATTGCCGCAGCTGCAGTACCTGCTTCTGCACTTGCAGCTGGCCTCGGTGGCATTGCCCTTGGCGCGATTCCTGGTGCCATGGGCGTTCCAGGATTCCAGCAAGGCATGACTGTTGACCCAGAGTTTCCTGGATCCAGCAATACGGCAAGTGCCAAGTATGGTGTAACTCCGTACGCAACAACGATGCAGTACGCGTAATAAATAAAATTACCGGCTGCTAAAATTTGTGTTAGATAAGACATATTAATGTCTGAATCTTTCACCCGATAAAAAACACTTCCTGCGACACTGGAGGATAAAACAAAGTGTTCATTGATAACGACTTTCCAAAGATTTTAGGTGCGGAACTTTACCGTCCTCACCCTGCGTATATTGCAGAAATGGCAGTCGAACCTGTGGTCGTTCACGATTTCACTCGTCAGCCTGGTCAAACCGTCCAGTTAGACCGCTATAAGTTCTGGGGTACCCCTGGTACCAAGGACAGCCGTGAGCGTATTGCTGATCAAACGATCGGTACCGCAAACAGCCGTAACATCACCAAAGAAAAAGTTCTGGTGGTGCTTAAGGAGTACACTGGTCCTGCAGATCCGGGCGATCCGACCCAGCCTTCGACCTTCAAGATTGCTCGTGAGACCCTGATCACCGCTCAGCGTCTGCTGCTGGATACGGGCAACCTCAACATGTTCCACCAGTCCATCGGTAGCCTGACGCTGCTCGATGACTATCGTCGTTGGCGCGACCGCGTGTTCATTGATGAACTCGCTAAAGCCGAAGCCAATGGTGCCGCTTCTAGCACCCAAGGTGGTTACTACTTTGCTGGTGGCAAGACCAAGGATTCCTCTGGTCGTATTGCCTACACCACCGCTGAGTATGCCGCTCAAGTACAGCAGTTCCAGGTGCGTACCGACCTGCTGGAAGTGGTGAAGGATCTGCGTAAGCGTAACGTACCGACCTTTGCTGATGGTCTGTACCGTTGCATTTGCGATCCTGTGTTCATGATGCACCTGCGTCGTGACCCAGACTTCCGTGAGATTGCCCGTTACGCTGGTAATCCTGGTCAAGGCATGTACATGGG